TTACCACCAATCACACTACCATTTCTAGCAAGATAATTAGTTCCTGTTCCATAAGCACTTCCCATTTCTTGTGTACCAAAAGCCATATCTTCTGGTCTAACATACCTACGTCTAGTTTGTTCTGGTCTTGTGTCAGCAGCTTGTCTAGAAACATTACTAACTTTAGCAGTTTGTTCTGCCATTTTCATAGCTTTCTTTTCTGCTGCATTTGCTTGGAATGCACCAACTAATTTTCCAACTACAGGTATACCTTTTGCAATGCTAGCAAAAGGATTTTGATTTGAACTTTGACCTGCCATTTGAGATTGATCATAAGCTGGTAACTGACCATAAGGATTTTCAGGAGCTGATGATTGTCCACCAATTGAAGGATTTCCAAATGCATAAGGATTAGGATTTGGATTAGCCATGCTTCCACCACCAACACCATTTAAACCACCTTGAGCTTTTTTAACCCTCTTACCATTTTTACCCATTGCACCAGCAGCACTACCAATACCTTTAATTATGTCTTGCAGACCTCCTCCACCTTGACCAGTCTTTGCTGCTATCTCTCTTTGGGCATCAAGATTTTGTGCTTGCATTCTTTTTGCTTGATTCATTCCAGTTATGGAAAGATCTACATCATCATACAACTGACTATAGTTTATATTGGCAGGACTACTAACTCTTTCTCCTCCCATATAACTACCAATTTCTGGAGCCATAGAAGCACCAAGCTGTGCTTTCTTTAATTCCTTACCATGAGCTTTCTTAAAAGATGCTTCTGTTGGAAACTTCTTATAAAATGCAGCTTCGCTTTTAACACCTGCAATCTTTAAAATCTTATCTTTCATGTTGTATATTTTAATTGTATTTTTCTAACCAACCTTTGGTTTTTAATTTGGTTCCTAATTTAGCGTACGATAATTCTTGAGAACTATTATCATTTTGTGCAATTGTATTATTTAATTTTATAATATCCTCATCTGAAAAACGTTTTTTCAATCTTTGAAAAAATTCATCATTTTGTATATTTTTATTCTGTTGAGCTTTTTTTAAAGTTTCTGGTGTAATGTCTTCACCATACTTTTTTGTAATACCTTGTTTTTTAAGTAAATATCTTACAGCATCAAGATCCCCTTTTGCTTCTCCTGAACCAATTGAATGTTCATCAATACCTTTCATTGTTGCATAGGATGATCCCAAATCTGTATCATAAATTGCACCATAAGGATTAGAAATATTACTACGAACATTTTTATCATATAAAGCAAGTGCCCCTTTTTTAAATTCTGGTTTAGCTTTTGAAAGATTTAAAAATTCTTTAGCCTCTGTAGGACTCATTGTTTCTCCAGTTCCTGTATATGGGGTGCTCACAAATCTATCTGCTTGACTACTAGTTACATGTCCTAACTCATGAGCTGCTGTAGAAGGTGTCCATCCCACTCCTAAACTAATTGCAGGATAATCACCTATAGTTTTTCCTTCCTTATCACTTCTGAACATTTTGTTTGTTCTAGATGGTTCAGACTTTTCAACATTTGCATTCATCCTAGGATCGTATGATGAAAACTCTATTTTCTTTAACTCTTGTAATCTATCTTTTACAACTTGTTTAGGATCTTTTTCTCCCATACCAACTAATCTTTTCTTATATAATGGAGAATTAATATACTCTGCTTTTTCAGCAATCATTGGTGCTAGACTTTTCTTAAGTATTTGATTAGCTTGAGCAAAAGTCATTTTTTCTCCAGATCTAGTCTCCATCTTTCCTTTACTAAGAAAATCTCCATTCTGTGCTCTAGGTGTATTGTAATTTGTAAAGTTAGTTAATTGATCTATGTTTTGCAAACCTTTTTGTTCTTGTCTCAATCCATTCTTTGCTACAGGATATTCTCTTACCCTCTTTCCTTTAAATTTATAATTCTTTCCAGGAGTCATATATTGTTGATCTCCTTCATCTGATATTCCTATTAGTGGTTCATCCACTCCTTCCATTGTAATATATGGACTATCTATCTCCACCACCTTACCACGATTATCTGGATTCCAATATCCCATATCATCTTTGATTACTCCTCCTTGTTTTAATTCAATTGTACCAGAAGTTCCATTATCATAATGTGAAATTATATCATTGTACATTTCATCTCCAGTAAGTTCAAATAATTCTTGTCTACTTAAACTTGGTGCTCCAATATTATCCCAAGCACTAGTAGTCTCTCTGGCTCTAGATTTTTTACCAAATCTTGAAAAGTCTTTAACCCCTTCAGATAAAATATTTTTTATTCTTGCATTTGGATTTTTGATATTTATTCCAGTTGGTACATTATATCCAGCAAATTTTGTTTCTGTCATTGGAAAATTTAAACCAGAAGCCTCATTACTTGTACGAATAAATCTATCCATAGAAGGCTTGTAGTTAGTAAGAAACTGATTAGCTGCTTCAGGTGATTCATGATAAATATTTTCTAAAATTTTTTTAGTAGGATCTTGATCAATAAGACGTTTTAATCTTTTCTTTATAAAACTTTTGTGTTCATCATCAGTTACTCTTTTTAATTCATTTTCAAGACCATTTTTTTCTTTTGCAAAGTTTTGAAGCTCAGTAGAATATTTACTTTTTACTTCTTCAGGAATAGCATTGTATATACTTTTTCCTTTCCAACCAAATTGATTGGTAGGTTGAAATTCTCCTGTACGAACTAATGGAAACTTTTTCAGATCTCTTGAAGCACTTGCCCAGTATAAAGGAGATGAGTTAAGACTCATGTTAAGATCTCCTAATGCATCTCCTGGTTTTGCATATAATTTTTCTTTTGATAACGCTTCAGAAACTTGTTCAGGAGTCATATTAAAAAAAGAATGATGAAGTCTATCACCTGGTAATTCTTCTGCCAATGAACCAGAATAGATAGCATTTTTTAGTCTCAATGCTTTGTTCTCAATATCAGAAGTTTTTTTCCATGTATCAAGACCTTTTTTAAAATATGGACTTAGTCTATTTATTTCAGACATTGCACCATGTGCTACTGGTAAATTTTGTAAAATACTTCCTGCTAATGGTAAAACCTTATTCAAATTAGGATCTCTAATCATGTCAGCAGTTTGAGGAACAACACTTGCTACACTTTCTGCATATGTAAAAGGGTTAACTATATCAACAGCTAGTTCATAAGGATTGGTTTCTCCTCTTGAAAAATAATCAGGTATCTCTTGACCTTTAACCTTATATGATAAAGCTGTCATAGGATGTGTAAGTACATCCCAACCTTTAGACGTAACTGATTGTTTAGCTTCTGCTGGTCTTACAGATTCTTTATTTATAAAGTTTTCACGATATGCAGTTTCTTTTTTAGCAGCTTCTTTATTTATAAATTCATTTTTTAAAGCTTCTGGACTTTTAAAACTATCATATCCACGTGTGTACTCTGGAGTAATGGGAGCTTTGAATATACTATTACCTCTTTGTGCTTGTGGAATATCTAACCATCCACCATTCTTCATTCCTTTTGTTTTGAAATCAAGACCATGTTGATAATAAGACATCTCTTGTCCATTCTGTGCAGAAGCTTTTGTCTTTTTTGTATACTTACCATTAGCAGGAGCAGATCCCTGTGTACGTGCGTATGTAAATCCTACAGCACCTGGAAGACTTCCTCCCATTTGAAATTGTCCACCCCATGCTGGAGAATAATCTCTACCAACATTACTATATCCATCACCTTGCATTCCTTCTGGAGCAGATACACTATAATCATTATAGTTTTCTTGATGCTCTTGCATTGTGCCACCATCATCATATTTGTCTAACCATCTTTCACTCTTATTACTATTATCTCTTCCACATTGATGGCATACATACATATCTTTTTTACTGGAATCTGATTTATTCCAAGACCATCCACAATTTGAACATGTTACTTTACTAGCCATTATTTATATGATATTTGAGCAGGTGTAATAATAAATCCAGAAGTAAGATGTGTATCACTACTATTATCTAATATGTGTCTAACAAGAAGAAACTTAGATCTAAGAGGAGATTTTTTAAAAGAACGTTTGCCATAGTCCATATTAGATTGATTTAATACTTTGTCTATAGATAAAGATTCACAGCTTACATTAAACATAGGGATTTGTGAACTTTTTATTAATGACCAAAATGTATTGTATTGATAGAAACTATCACTCTTAGTGTAAGTGATGGTTTTACTTTCTTCATTATACATTGGGTATTTTAAATAGTCTTTTAAATTGTGTGCTGGTTTTGGTACAAGTTCTAATAATCCAGAACATTGTTGACCATTATAAAGAATAGCTTTATTAAACCATCTATCATTTGTTTCTACACGTGCATTGTAATTAAACACTCCATCTGGAATAGGTAGGTATTTATAAGCTTTAGTAAAGTCTTTTACATTCTGTAAGATTTCATCATGAAATTGATAACTAAATGGATATTCAATTACATATGGTTCTATATTACCATAGTATGTATTATATAATATGGTGTTAGTTAAATGTCTCCATATAGAAGCTGTATTAGTTTCTTCAAACTTTATAGCTGCTATTTGTATTACATTAAGACTTGTTATAGGAAGCATTTTAGTCACCTTACACCTACCTGTAGATTGGATAATAATTACACTAACAAGATCATCTACACTATAACTGATTCCAGATATAACAGCACTTTTTGGAATATTAGTTCCAAGTACGTTTCCTAGATTATCAGATATAGTGAAAGGACCAGTTCTGTTTCCAGCTTTTGTTAATTTTACTATTATTGTTTTTGCCATTTTATTTTATTATGGTAATATAGTTGTAGTTGTTGTAGTTGTAACTTGTAATGCCATTCCTGCTAAATTACAATCAGATTGTTTAATGGCTGTTCCTGATAAACGACAATCTATCTCTGTTCCAGTTCCTGTTAAACGACAATCACGTGTTGTACTAGTGGTTGTAGTTGTAGGTTCTGGAGGCAATGGTTTACGAGTGGTAGTTGTAGTACTAGTAATAGGCACTTCATTAATAGCAAGTGCTTCAAGATCACATCCTTCATTAAGTCCAGAATAGAAGAAATTATTCTCAGCTATATAAAAATTAGGAATATAACTATGAAAAGAAATCCAGCTCTGTGTATTCATGTTGAACGAAAGTGTCCAAGATTTATTACAGAAGTATTCAGAATCAGTGAGATTTACAATTTTTATAAGTGGTGCTGTTGTAGGATTTTCAATAATATAAAAGTCTCTAGTAACACTATTGTATTTAATTTTATCATTTAATGGAATATAGTCAAGTTTTGATATTATAACTCTATCATATTTGGAATCATATACACCATGTAAACCACAGCCATTGAAATGATTATCTGTATCCACTCCCTTAGTAACTATTCTTTCATTGTTTATAATCTCTTCTCTATCAGGGAAATATCTAAGAATCTCAAATGCTAAATGATCTGTAAAGAATCTATTAAGTCCAGATCCAAATGCAGAAAGATCTTGTGCTTGATTACCTGATATTAAAAAAACTTGTCCTCTTTTAGCATCTATTGTTATTTGTCCTTGAGGAATCTTTAATAACATTTTGTTTTGACTTCCTACATATCCAAGATCAGTTTCAGCAAAATCAATTGGAGGAGCTGATCTAAATAAACTATCATTACCAAGATAGGCAGCTTGAGGATTACTAGTTTGAACAGTGAGCATTGTATTATACAAAAGACTCTTATTTTCAAATCTAGCAAGAATAGCTTTATTTTGAATACCATCTAGTGATGTTAGTTTTCCATAGTTCTGTGGAAAATCAAACATTGCCACTGGAGAATATGATAACCAGTTATTAACTCTGTTATCAGCATTCACTTCTTGCGTATCAGAATAAATTGCTCTAAATGGATAATTTGTAAAACAAAGTTGTGCTTTCCAATCTGGAGGAAGATGTGAGAAAAAATCTTCTTTATTCTGTTTAGAAAATGTTATATTATAATAATATGTATTATCAAAAGCAATAGGCACAACACTTTGTTGAAACCAGTTATCTGGAATACCTGTACTTACATGTGGAAAGAAATCTCCCTCTTTATTATTAAATGCTTGTCTAAGATCTACATTAATAGAAGACTCACAATAGAATGAAGGAATACCATATGCAAATAAATAAAACTTTCCATCATAGAATGTCCTGCCAGGATTATTATCTTTAGGTTCTTGAGTGTTAGGACAATCAAAATTATGAGCCTTGTATGAAATGATATTTTTAAACTCAACTGTACCAGATGGATTAGTACTAGTTGTAGTAAAATCACTTAATACAGATCTAGCAGAATGCCAGTATTTTGGATAGGCAACATTACCTATCTCATCATAAAATACATCTGAATCATCAGGAGCTCCCACTCTATTATCTATAAAAAAAGGAAGCTTTGTTTTAAATGCAAATCTACTAATAAATGTATCACCACCAAATACTACATCAGTGGAATATTTAGTAAGTGAATTTAAACTTCTCTGAAAGCCTGTATCAATTGTATTATAAGAATACATCTGTCCCCATTGGTTAACAAATGTATTTTTTAAAGATCCATAATAAGAGACAACCTTTATAGGTTGTTCTTGTTCAGGAGTTAAACAATTAGCTGTTTCAGAAATAGTAAATCTTGAATAATCAGAAATAACACTAGTTCCTCCAGGTGCAAGTGTTGGTGTATCACTAGGAAAAGGAAGAGCAGGATATGAAGTTTTAAATCTTTCTGTAGCTGTCTTTAAATAAACAGAAGATTCTCTACTAAAGTTATTAATATTATAAGTGTCTCCTACATTCTGTACACCTGGAATAAGATATTGATAAAGATCAAGTTCTCTTTGTTTAATACCACTATTAGCAATACTTGCAGAATAGTCATAACTAGCTATTGAGTTAAAAGAATAAGCATAGTTTTTTCTTGTTATTCCATTTACATATATAGTGAGATAGGCTTGATATGCAGTGAACATTGCTCCTGCATTAAATGGATTAGTAATATTTGCTAATGCAGCACTAGATGTTAATGCATCACTTTGAGCTTCCTTAGTCAGTAATTTATAGAATGCATTCTTTTGAACTTTTACAAAATGAGCATTTCCTGCACCAAAAATAGCACTCTCTAATTTAAGAACACCACCTAAGAATGGTTGTCCAAAAGAAGTCTCTGGTGAATTAAATACCATTCTATATTTAGAACCATCAGTGAATCCACTTAAGTTTCCACCATCTGTATTGCAAACAAGCTTTCCTGTAGTTTTAGAAACAAAATCAACTCCTGATCCAACATTGTTTGATATGTTTATAGGAACAGTTATTGAGTTTACTTGTGGAGTTGAATTAGCATCAACCCATTCTGTATGTAGTCCATCTACAGGACTCACCCAAGAATACCTATTTCCTTTAAGAAATGCTGTATTAAGACGATATGTACTATAATTAGATAGAGAGATAGTTCCTGATGGGTCAGTAGTTTGAAAACTTGGTTTTCCTAAAGAACATATTTCAAATGAACCAGCTGAAGCAAGATATGTACGTGTTGCAGGTTGGTTAGTATTACAATCTATATAAAGTAGAGTGTTGTTAATATTAGGAGTTATTGTATAAGTTTGACATTGTGCAGTGTATGAATTACTGTCTGAAAGAAGAAATGGATCTTTTTTAAGATCATTGTATGGATAGTTGGGATAGAAGAAATTAGTTTTCTCTCTTGTATATTGACCAACATTTCTTAATATACCTTTAGCAACAATAGATTTATTTGTACTTCTATCTCCTCTTACAATCTTATATGCAGCAATGTCTGCTTTTTGATCTGCTGTTAAATTTGATGAGCCAATTAATTGACTTATTTGTTGAGGGTTTATTCTAACACCAATAGGATAGACAGCATCAGCAGTTTGTATCACTGGTGCAAGTTGACCTCCACTATACACTAATGTAGGAGTTTCAAATATAGGACTAACTAAAACATCAGGAAATTTATGATGTCTAATAGGAGTGTTAGCAAGAGTTCCCCAAACATCTACATTACATGGATAAAGTTCTGTTGATTCCCAATAAGCAAATTCACCATACTGATATGGTGTGGCATTTCCAATTGGATCTCCTAAAGCAGCTCCAGTTACAGATGCTGTATTATATATTTTCCAATACGGACTATATCCTGTATCTCCTTGATAGTAAGTTGGTTCACCTATAAAGTCTGGATTAGTTGTAGGAACGTCTGGTTGAGAGAATTCGTTAAATCCCATCACTCTTCCTGGAATATGAAATCCATCAGTTTGTTTACCATTTCTTAAAAGAAAAACAATCTCAAATGCATACACCTCATCTCTAAGATAACCTCTTAGATTTGTAGCATTAAGAGCATTTGAATAATTTTCTGTAGCTGGAATTTTATAAGTTTCCCATTGAAGAGAAATCTGATTTGCAATACCCTGATAGTTAATTCTATCTATAGAGGTAAGTTGATCCCATACAAGTATGTCTTGAACAGCTGTAAGATCTTGAGCAATTTCATAATATGGATATTTTTCAAATATATCATTAATAGTCAGTTTTATTTGTGTTACATTCTGACCAGTGTATGTAATGTTTCTATTAGCTTGATCAATAAAATATGTGCCTGCTAATTCTACAGAAGAAATAGCATTAACAGTTTTAATTACTGCTAAATTAAAATATTGCCATTGTCCTGTAACATCTAAATTGCTGACATTTAATACAATAGATCTACCCACTTGATAATTAAATTCAAGTGTAGTTATCTGAGGATTAGCAATAGGAGTTGGATTAGTGACAGAATAATAAGAAGTGTATGGATTACCAGCTGCATCAGAATATTGTATAGCAAATTGATAAGTGCCAGCAGTGAGATCTCCCCCAGTGTCAATATGTGTAATAGCTAAATTAGGAATACTGAAATTAGGTTGCATCTTGAGTTGATTACAATCAATTTCATTTAAATAAGATGGAGTACAGAGAGTGGCCCCAGGAGCTATTATATATGGAATGTTATTAAGATCTAAATATCTTCTAGGATTAAGTCCATCAGTCCAGTAGATTTCTGTTGTACAATTGGTAATCTTGTGTACAATTTTATGTATAGGATAATCTATATTAAATGCTAAACAAGGAGCATCTATGTAAATATGATAGATGCAATCATTGTTATCCATATATCCAATTTGAGATCCTCCTGTTCCAGGATTCACTAAAAAGAATATATGTTTATTTTGTTCAGCAATAAAATGCTCACCTATCAAATGATAATTTGTAGGAAAGAGTAGGCAAAATTCATTCCCTGGCTCATTCTGATAATTAACAGAGTTTGAGTCAAAGTTTTCAACAGCAGCATTTAATGCATACGTGAGTTTACCTTTAGGAATCTGATTAACAGTTTGATCTAAATTTAAACCTGTAGTAGCATTATTATATTCTGGTATAACATTGCCAGCTTGATTATTATCTTCTCCAGCCATATCTATTAGTTCTGTTTGGTAATTCGTACATGTTCAATCTATTCAAATCTTGTGTAACTCTTCTTTGTTTAGCGTACACATCTTGCTTCTTAATTTCAATATCTGCCATAATAAAGGCTTCTTCTGAAAGTTGTTTATAATAAACTAGCTTCTGCTGAATCTGTTGAAATGTTTCATCATTCACCTGATTAGATAAAGTCTCAAACATTTTATATTTAATAAATGCTTCTATATATTCCCTTACACGAAAATTATCAGGAATCATTTGATTACCTGCTGTGTCATATTCATTAGCATAAAATATAATTTGAACTACACCTCTTTGAAAGTTTGTAACAAATTTGTTATCTCTAATGTCAAATGAATCAACAGAAGAAGATCCTGGAGATGATGAGTTATTAGCAACACCATTGTATCCATAAGCTTCTGGATTATTGTTATAATCTAAAGAACAATTTCTTCTAGCAGATATGTTTCCTGGCTTAAGTAGATAGGACTGTGTGAAAGATCGTGCTACTTGATTATTTGTTTTATATACAGTTTGAATTAATTCAGGCATACATTCTCCACCACACTGAGGATCGGTACATCCAACATTAGAACAAGCAGGTCCCCCATATGTAATTGGAGAAACTTGTATTGTTGTTTGGGATGCAGCTTGAGAATAAAATGAATTTGCTGATTGATATGGATATTGAGGAACTTCTGCACACATCCATGCTTCTCTCATAGCAAAGAAGTTATCTGGAAGTCTAGCCTCATAACCCTCTATATAAAGAATTTGTTCAGCTATAACATATGAACTTCTGCCTAACTTCCTAAGACATTTGTCTGCATAAGTTGGGAACATTAGATCATCTATTGCTCCAGTGTCAAAATAACTTTTTAATTCTTCCTTTACGGTTGAATAAACTATTTCAGGAGTTGTAAAATTGTATTTGTAGTAGTATGACATTTATATATTATTTTCGCCATTCAGAATAAATATGTTGATATTTTTCATCAGTGTTAATGTAATGTGCCAAGAGTCTTGAGGTGGTACGAGAGGGTTTAAAATACCAAAACTCTAAATGTTTTATTCTTGCACGTTCTTTGAACCAAACCCATCCAAAGAAATAACCTTCAGTGTGGTAATTAAAATTATATATCACTTTACCTTTTGCTTTAGTCTTTTGCCAATCAATAGGAAGATTAATGAATTCTTTTCCATTATTTGTTTTTATCTTCTTTCTCTTCTTCTTATTGATTGAGAATTCTCCAAAACCAAAAGGGAGCCTTGCTCTCTCTCCAGTTTCTAATATATAATTTTTGAAAGACTCATTGAAAGAATAAACGATATTCTTCCACTCATCAAATGTAATTTTAATTGATGGATGCTTTTTGCAGAAATTGTTGTAGTTTTCTTTACTGGAACTTCTCCAGTCAGTTTTTACTCTCATTACTGTTTACTTACTTGATCATCTTTATTATCAGATGTTTTATCATCATTGATTCTAAAATATGTAGCAAGAAGCTTTTGTGATGTGAGAGCTAACACCTGGTTTTGCAAATATCCAGGTAGGGCATATTCTTTATCAAGAGGATTTTTACAAAAGTCTTCAAGATTGGGTTCATGTCCACCACAACCACATTCAGGATACATTACTTCATTAGGAACATCTTCTTCAAATAAAGCAGAAATTCTTATTGCTTTTAATAAAGGATTGTTAATATATAGATAATCATTCTGAATCCAATAGTATTCTTCATTCTTAATGATGGGAAGTTTTATTAGATTTACATATCTATTGATTGTAATTTCTTTTAATTTCTTACCAACACCACTTAATGCATTTATTGAATAAACTCCTTGTATAATATATTGATAGTTTCCCTCAGCTATACGTGGAAGTTTAAATCTACTTCTTCCAATTGAACAGGGATCTACATATTCACAACATTCAGAAATAGAGACTTCCACCATCTCTAAACAAGGAATGGTGGTAAACAATGTATCAGTAGCCCAAAGCTTTCTGAGATTTGTTTCTCTCTTAACTAATAATAAAGTGTTATTTCTAATCTCAGATGCCACCACTCTATCAGTGATGAGGTTATCTGTTGATAACAATTTGTGCATTGAACGCACATCTGAAACTACTTTTCTTAATGTTGCCATTATAAATATTGTTTGAATATATTTGTCATTCCATCAAATTCATCTATTAGGAATGCTGTAACTTCTGCTTTGGACATTGTGTGACCGTTCTTATCATCCCAAAGACTTTTAGCGTTTGAGAAAGAAGGAATTTGATAAAACTTAATTCCATTAAAATCATGACTCACTTCATGATGTTTATCTCCAGTGAATATGTAGAAATTGGAATGATCACTCCAAGAATCTCTATATTCCATTGGAAACAATGCTGCAAGTTTAGCTGGTTTAATTGCATCTCCATGATTAAACATTAATGCTGATTCACCATAGCTTACGTATTTTCTATATTTAGGAGAACCATCAAATGTAACTCTAGGTTCATTTCTAAAATATGTTTGTAACCAACTAACTAAATGCCATCCTACATATTCATCATGATTTCCAGCTACATATATAATTTCTACATCATTTGAGTATTGTAGCAACAGTGATGTCATTAACACCTCATGTTCACAGATTAGTTTAAATGAATCTTGATATGAACATATGTTCTGTTGAGGAGTTCCTTTGGTGGTCATATTTGTCCACTCACTATTAAACTCATCAGAACCAATTATATATTTAATTTGAGAAAGATTATTAGACATATTAGCTTGTGCTAATATAACTTCCACCTTATACATGATAGTTGCAAATCTATCATAAATATTATTATTTCCATCTATATCATGTTTGTTTAGATGGCTATCTTGTTTATTGATAATAATACAACCATTTCTTTTTGCTGGAGTATATTTTACCTCAACCATTTCTGGAGAGACTGGTTCATATGTAGATAGGAATTCTACAAATGCATCCTGAAAAACTTCTTCTGTTTTCTTCTTACCTAACCAAGCTTTAACTTGCCAATGAGGTGTTTCGCCATTACCCCAATAGTTCTGGACATATTTAGTTATTTCCCATTTAGATGTATCAATATTACATTTTTCAATCAATTCATCTAGACTCTTAATTTCATTCTTGGAATTGATAACAACTTCTCCTGTTCCCTTTATAAGATCTTCTTCATATTTTAATATCTGTTCCTCTAGTTCATTAATATAAACTCCAACCTCAGCATCATCTTGTACAGTTTCTCTATTTCTTAATTCATTTAATAATTCATCAACCTCATTTTCTGTAATTCCAAGCTTTTCAGCATAGAACTTTTTACTTTTTTTCCAACCTAAAAGTTTTTCAAGTTGTTGTAACAGTTGTTGATTTTCTGACATATTTAGTTTAGTTTAGTTAAATTAGCCCAAAGATACGTATTAATTTTTATATTTACCAAATTAATTTAACTTATTTAGTTATATAGTTTAATCAAGTTGGTTATAAATAAAAACTCCCAGAGTAGAAACTCTAGGAGATAAACCCTGTAAAACCAATAAAACAGAGTTTTTTATTATTTATAGAGTCTCACAAAGACCATATCCTGTTATTGTATATGTGTTACCACCCACTATTATATCTTGTGGATTAGTTACTATTGTCTGACCTGCTATTACTAAATTTGAAAATTTTCTACTTTGCCAGTCATTATGTGGATTACCACTAAGAGCTACAAAGACATAACCAGGAAATCCAGTATTTAGTGTAGTTGCAAAGGTGCCTGTATCAGACATCACTGAACATCCTGTATCAGTGTATCCTTGAACAGTACCACTAACACTTAAAGAATCAAGTAAGGTTCCAGGGAACACTACATCTATGTATGCTGTATAATCTGGTTTATCTTGTGTACGAACGTTTATTGTTGCTTGAACAGGTGGTAGAGTAGTGGTAGTTGTTGTAGTGATAGTTGCCAATGATATATCTATATAATTTGTACACGTAGCATTAGATTTAACTCTTATAGTTGTAGTGGAATTTGGAACTAAATACGATGTATATCCAGCTACAAGAGAAGATTTGGCTATACCTGTTTCAAAGGCTGCTGTATATCCATCTACATTTGAATATAGATTAAAGTTTCCTGTATCTGCCCCAGCAGTAGTTAGTGTTATTATAGCTGTTAACATATTATTTATTTATTTATTTGGTTTATTAAAAAGAACGAATAGCACGAACATTTAATGGATTACCTTTACTAGCATAATTTTGATTACCGCTAGAAAAATTCTGGAAAAACGCTTGGGTAAATCCACCATCAATAGTGTTTTCTTGTGTAGAACTCCAATATGAATCAAGAGTAAAACCACCAATTGCCACTCTATTTAAATAAAGTTTATTCAATTCATCTTCACTTGGTAAGTACCAATCGGAATACCCTCCTTGAACCAAGTCTCCACAGAGTCTAGCAGCAATTCCTGCTGTTGAATCCACAGCTATTATATTAATTGTGTTTTGGTTTCCTGTTCCTATTAGATTGCTAGTAGTTACATGACTACCAACTCCAGATGTCCATATAGCAGAACTAGAAATATCAGCAACTGTTGCAATTAAACCATGTGTTTGTCCTGAAATATATCCAGGATCACTAGGTTGTAAAATATATGCTAATTTACCCCCTCCATAAGCATCTCCTATTGTATAAGGAAATATTGTACTAGTTGTAGTTGTAGTAGTAGGAGGTATTGTAGTAGTGGTTGTAGTAGTTGATGTACTAGTTGTAGTTGTAGTTGTAGAAGAAGTAGAAGAAGTAGAGGATGTTGTTGTAGTTGTAGGACCATATGCACACTGCTGCACTAATGCACAAAAAGCAACTTGTAATGCTGGATTAGTAGCAATACCTGTTAAAATTGTATTTATTAAAACATCACTACTGAGAGCTACGTCTATTTTCTGTAATGCTACAGTGAGAGAGTCGTTAGTGTTAATTCCTGTACTTGGTAAGTTTGGTCCTGAATATATAACAATATCAGAATTAACTGGACAAGTCAAAGATTCACCACAACATCCTTTTGGATAAAATGCATAAATCTCTGGACCATAACAAGGCATTCCTGGTAAACAAGACATAGGAAAATTAATTTAAGGGGTAACTGTAGGAATGTACATTATGTAATAACAAGCAAGAGCAGGTTGAGCATTACTATGTGCAAGTCCACCACCAAAAGAACTATTAACTGTTGTTGTAGCCACTGTTACTCCTGTAGTAGATGTAGTAGTTTGAACATTATATGGACTCTCATTAGTAATTCCTATAGTACCAGAAGCACCCCATTGTTGTGGAGTATGTCCTGCAAAGTGATGGTGACCAGGGTCTGTTACAACACTTGTACTAACTGCATTGTGTGTATGTGCAGGAATTTGTGTACCGTCTAATGTAATAGAATTTGAACCATACGTATTTCCTACAGCATAATTAAAATTATATACAGAAGATGCAGGGTTGACAGCAGCAGATAATGCAGGTCCAGGAACTAATTGTATAGCACCTACAGGAACACGTCCTCTTTTATCAGGAGTTCCATTTAAACCATTACATAAATAGATATCTTGAAAACCAAGTAGTGGATTACCAACACCTGTAGAATTAAAATAAGAAAGACTTCCGTAATATTCCACAACTGTATATGGAACCATTCTTGTATAATATTGTGTACTAGTAGTTGTACCATTAATGTAAGCTTGAATTAATGCATCAAGATCCGAAAGCTTTACATAATTTGTAGAAACGTTTAAAGCAAGAGCTGTAAGACTAACATCTATTTGACAAAGCTTTGTAATTATAGCTTGAACAACTGCATGTGTATCAGAAGAACTAGTTACACCTGTAAGACAACCAACTGAATAATCAGCATTTAAGATAGCAATATCAGCAGCAACTGCATTAACTTGTGTTTGAAGACTACAAGCAGACTTAATTAAAGCCTCAAATAAAGAAACAGCAGTGATATCACCACAAGTTGGTAGGAAGCTATTAACTAATGCACAATAGCTTGCTGGAGGTATAGTGATGACAATACCTGTTCCATCTAATGTAGATGTTAGAAAGGTAATCAATGCTTGTTCAACATATGATAGAGAGTCACCAGTTTTAATTCCTAAAACAGGAACATCTAGTCCTGTATATCTTACACATTGATCTGAGACAATCTCAGTACATCCATTATAACAGTTCGAACAATTGCTCATTTATTATAGTTTATTTATTAATTAAAAGTTTTACTTTACTTGCTATCATCTTCACTGAATAATGAACAGCATAATCTGGGTTACAATACTTGTATGTTAATATTCTTTTGTAGTTTAATAAATCACCAATCACTACATCAGGAATGGGTCTGTTCAATATAAATACAATATTGTTATATGCATCATTAGCAAGAATTGATAATTTGCAATCAATGTCTGCAAGAAGTGCAGGTATACTAGAACATTCTATACAATTCGTAAGCCTTGGTGATAACATCATCTTTAAATCTTTTTATTTGATTAGCAGCATAATTACATGCTGAACACATTCCATTTACTAGTTGACATCCACAGCCAACTTGAACTCCACATGCTGTACAGTTTGCCATATTAATATAAATTATTGTTTACGTAATTATTACCTGTGCAATAACAGTTATTTTTTATAAAGTTATTTAACATATTATTTGCTTGAGTGTATAACTTATTTGATGTATCTACAGCACAAGTATTAGCAGCAGCAATAGATCCTTGTATGAAATAATAGATGCTGTTAAGATTAATTTTTTGTTGTTTCCTAATAGCAAGATCACATTCCATCATATCCAATTTCATAAATGCATTATCGAACTTTTCTTGAATAACTTCAGTACGCATAATTGTTCTCTCTACATAATTTACATATGCAGGAGTAACAGAATATCTTAAATAATATACACCATCTGGTAGAGGTAGCAAAGGTTCACCCACTGCTGTAAGTCCTAAAGATGTAGAATTAAAAATATTAAAGTCATTAATATTAAAAGGAAGAGAAACCACTTTAAAACCTGGAACAGTTATTTCAATAGTGGGAGATGTTACAGCAGGGACAACTGGATAGGTAGATGCATCAGCAATACCTAATGTTAAAGTATTATAAGTAGGTACTACTAATATTTCTAATTTGAGATCTGCCATATTTTTTAAAATAATAATGCCAGAGGAATTTGAGTTTCCTCTCACCCTCTGGCATAGGTTATATGATATTAATTACCTTTCTTCTTATGGAATCAAAGTAGTTGTTGTTGAAGTAGAAGGCCAAACAGTAGTTGTAGTACTAGTAGTTGAAGTGATAGGAGCACTATCATTAACTGGAGTACCTAAAGCAACTGACAACAAAGTTTCAATTGCACCACTCAAAGATTGAGGAGCAGCAATAATAACCATTGAATCTTCATGAATATAATCTCCCCATTGATAAAGAGATTTATCCCAGTTGTTAAATTTAATGTAAAGAGTGTTGTAAGTGGTACCATCGGTAACCCAGCTTTCAAAGTTTTCGTTGTAACCAACCATTCTGTAAAGATGCTTCAAATAACCAGCTTGGTAGCTATAGAAGTTCTTTTCTAATTGTTGAATTTCAGCAGAAGTACCAGCAACATAAGAAGCACGTTGTGTGATAACAGGGTTAGCGATAATATTGCAATTATCAGCAACAATGAAATCAGCAGTAGTTGCAGGTCCAGGATAGATGAATGTACGGAAGTACATACGATCATATTCCCAAGGGAATGCAGCAACATCACAAGGTTGACCATACTTAGTTAAAGGTTTACCAGAGATAACTAATTTAGCACTAGCATCATTACCAATACGTTGGAATTGATAGAAAGTACTGAAAGAAATGTTGTCTGGGTTGTTACCTGGAGCTTTCAAATTTAATTGATAAATCAATCTGTCAATCAAAGCAGGAACATCAACCTCAGCACAAGGATCAGCACCACATGCAAGACAAGGAGCTTTCACAGTTACTGAACGAGTGAAACCATTGAAATACAAAGTGTCAATGTAACTAGAATGAGCACGTAAGGTTAAAGTTACATCAGTACCAGGAGTAACGTGAAAGTTAATAACTTCAGTTACTTGGTTAGAAGCAACAGGAGAACCTGTAACCTTATACCATTCAGTTACGTTAGCAGCAGAAATCTTATCAGATCTTTTGCTTCCTTGTAAGTAAGTATTTGTTCTACCTTGAGCTAAGTAGAAATAAGGACCAGTTGCTATATTACCAGCATTGGCAACAGCATAGGTGTTAGTGAAAACACCAAATTGACCAGCGGTCAAATTCTGAGTAGAACCAGAGCTAGGGAGTGTGTTTCCTACTGGAACTACGAAGAGGGTAGTTAATGAAAAATCAGCCATTTTATTTTAATTTAATTGTTTACTCGTTTGTTTGTATTCTATATTGTGCAGACTGTACAGCAGGAGCATTCTCTGTATACATTGCAAGATTTTGTACTGTAAGGTCTAGAAGTTCATCTTCCAGATATAATTCTAATTCACAGTCTTGATCAAATGATGGTTCACCATCTAACATTATATATCCTTCTTTATTTATATATTTAGGATATCTCATGTAGCTCAAATATATTTTAGTTGGTGTAAATGTACCATCTGTAAATATACTTATCTCATCTGAAGAAAGAAAGTTAAATGTTTCTTGATATTCAAATGATGGTTTATAATGATCATTTGTTAATATGAGAGAAAGATCACCATGCTTTGCTAATTCTCTATTAATCCAAAGTTTCCTATCTTTACATCTTCCTTTATCAGCCAATACATAACTATCTATATAGAACATGTATTTAGGTACTAAAACATTTGTTGGAGCAAACCATTGATTTAACTCAAGGTTCTTTATCTTTAAATCTAAAGGTTGGTTATTGTAAGTAACTACAAGACTTTGAAGATCTTCATAACGCTTTTTAAAAGCGTCAAGTCCTAATCCTGAAATTGTACTTTGACCATCAACCTTTTGTTTTATCAGCTTTATCTGAGCTTCATTTAAAGCTAAAATTTTATCTTCTAAAGGAATTTGCTGATGTTCGTTTGTTGATAGTTTATTTAATTTCTGATCGATCTTATATAATAAACTATCTACTGGTATCATATCGAAGCGAGTTTCTTTGTTTTAAGTTTTCCTTCTAATGTGAGCAACTCATCTTGGTTATCATCATCAGCAAGGAATTTAATCAATGCATCTTCGTCAACAGCTATTTCATAATCACCCTCATAAATTCTACCATTAGGTTTTACTCTATATACAGAATGAGTGACAGCTTGTTTAACAAGATCTCTAATATGGAGCAAGTTCTCTTTCATGTCTGCAAATCTATTAAATACTTCTACAGTTGAAAGTCCTTGGAATTTACCACCTTTGAATTCTGTTTCTTTCAAAATATTATCCACTAGGTTGTATACAACTTCTTCTTTACTATCATCTGATATTGGAAGTCCAAGAAGTCTTGCAACTTTCTTTTTCTTCTCTGGAGTCATTGCATCAAATTTGCTAATTGCTTTATTGATCAATTGTTTCTTCTTAAATAGAATTGCATTTTCAATCTCATCGTCTGCAACATAAAACTGAATGTCAGCAGGATAGTCACCTCTTTCCCAAGCCTGATAGCTAGAAGCAATAGTTGGATGAACTCTCAACCATGCAAATGCTAGTTCTTGGAAAGGATTACTTAAATCATAATAATTATCACCATCTGTAAGTTTAACAGCTTGTACATGTAGTACATCTTCTGTTGAAGTAGACATTCCGTAATTCCAGAAAGATGATCTAGGTCCTAGGTTAACATCACCAAGAGCTGTCTCTAACTTTGCTTTTAATTCTGTAACTCTTTCAATTTCCATCTCTCTTTCAAGAGGGTCAGAAATACGTCTAATATATCCAGCATTAGCATCTAATCCTGTTCTATACTGACCATCAAGTTCTTTGTAAGGATACTTAAATACTCCTGTACCAGGAATTCTTGTTAAGCCTTTGGTAGCAAGTCCACCTTGCATAGTTTGCAGTTGAGAGTTATTATACTCTTTTTTCAGCGTTGAGATTTTT